TTCACCAACAGCTACTGTGATTGCAGATGAAGCCGCTACAGCTTTATCGCCAATGTTTACAGCTACAGCCACTTTATGTCCTGCTGTTGCAGTAATTTCTCCATTAGCTGGTACAGCAGTCCATGCACTAACATCAAGACCTAATGTAGCTGCTGATTGGCTTGAAGCAGTTTTATAAACAAGAGTACCACCGTTAGAGTTACCACCAATTGCTAATACACCCTTACCAGTTGTTGAAGCTGTCATAGCAAGTGTTAAAGCCCCCAATTTACCAAACTGTGTTGCTATTGCATTTTTCTTGTTGTTTAAGATAAAAGCATCGAAATAAACTAATCCTTCTACAAGGTAGCCTGCTACACCCGGTGCATCTTCATGGATTTTGTAATCAGCTAATTTAATAGGTGAAGTACAAGCCATAGGATTAGTAATAACAAAGCTTACCCCTGCTGCAAGTCTTGTTGATGGACATGAAATAATTGCAACTCCATCTACTGAACCAACTTGACCTTTAATTAGCATATCCTGTGCCATATCAGAAGCCTTGATGAAATTTGTATCTTGTTTCAATAGCTTATAATAATCTGGAGAAACATATGCAATTCTGCCTTCGATTGGCATTTCAAGTTCACTTATTGAAGCATTTGCATCAAGGAATTTAGAGTATGCAATACTTGTTGTAATGGTTGTATAATCTGAATATGCAGAATTAGTTGCCATTTTTACAAGTCTGTATGTATCAACTAAAGGCGTAACTGCTCCATCAATTTGCCTACGCAATGCTTTTCCTGCATCCCTTACGCCCTCTGGAGAGTCAATTGCATTTGTTTTATCAATAGTGAAAGTAAATGATTTCTTTTGTGACATTGTCATTTCTTGCACACTGTCTTCAAGCTCTGCTGGTGTTCCATATCTGTTAGAACCACTTGCAAGGTAGTCATTCATAGGTGCTACACCGAAAGAATAAACCTTTACAGTCTGACCTCCTACAAAGTCATAATCAGTATTTACTGCTACATTTGTTAGTGAAGTTGCTTTTACTACCTCGTCAATTTTGTTGCTGTATTTAGTTGCTAAATTTATAGCCATAGTGTTATATCTCCTTTAATTTTTATAGTTTTAAGTTTAATTTATAGTCCCAATCCTTCAAGGAATGGATCTGCATTACCTTTGTTTTTGTCATCTCCTGCTGGTGTATAAGAACTTGATTTTAATTTCTCATCAACCAAAGAAGTAACTGAACTTGTAAAAGTCTTTTCAAATGTTTCTAAATTTTTTAGTGTAGATTCCTCATCAGCACCAATAAAATATTCTACTAAGCTAACAGGCAATTTTTTCTCTGTTACCACTTTTAACGCTTTATTTGTCAATTCTTTACGAGATGATTCACGCTTAATATTTTCAATTTCAGATTGTAACTTTTTAAGCTCTTGGTCTTTTGGATCGGCAGTAGGATATAATTCTTTGACCTTTTCGTCAATCAATTTTTGCAAATTATTAGACTTAAATGTATCAATCCCCTTATTCAGGTGTTTATCCTTTTCACTATCCAGCCAACTTGTAGCCTCTTTGTTATCCACAATAAACTTTTGAACTCCTTCAACGGTGTAAGCATTAAACCCCTGAAGATATTCTTTGAGACTATTGTCCTTCTCTTTGTTCTCCTCGATGTACTTTTTTACCTCTTCAAAACTCATTTGTTACCATCCTCTCTGCCCTTTTGACACTTTAGCACCAAAAACGCAATTGTAATTTAATATATAAAAATAGACTTATCCATAATAGACAAGTCCATAATTAGTTAATACTTTTTGTTGTAATTTTTCTTGATATATGGCTTTTCAACCTTTTGAGAATACTTAACACACTTTATAATTATACTGTTACCCCATTTAAAGCAACGCAATTTAAAACTGCAACCATCACATATATGTCCAAATTCTGCCCTACGTTTGGTATTAGCAAAATCCTTTATAATATCAATATCAAACTTTGCATTTTCTTTTGTTTTTCTAAGTTGCGTTTGTGTTATAATAAATTTATTACTTTTTTCCTGTTCCAACTATGTAAGCCTCCTAAATTCCTTTGTCCTTTGACCACTCTGAATATGTTTGATATGGTATTGTTTCACCTGTGGAGTTATCACGTCTTGTAGATAGTTTCCAATCCTTAATCACAGGCACATAACACGACCTACAACCTACATGAGTCCCATCTGGAATACTTGGATAATTGTCTGTTTTGTCATAAGTATTTCCATCTAAATCTTGACATATATTTGATGTTTTATTATCCAAAGTTGCTGAAAACATAACTTGTTCTACCACATCTGAATTTTTATATATTTCATCTTGTGCTTGACTCATACACCTTGCAACTTCATTTGAAATAAGCCTTTGCGACTCATAAGCAGATGAACCAAAGGTGTTTTTAATTTGACGAGCCAAACGCTCAACACTTTTCCCACTAATTACAGCCTGTTCCACATCACGCCTAACACGATTGACAAGTAATGTTTTATTATCCCATATTCGGTCACTAAACATTTTACCTTCAATAGGAATAGTAACTGCTGCCTTTACCATTTCAGGGCGTAATAAGGCAAAATCAATACCAGTTTTAACTCCTGTGTCAAGCAAAAATGCAGTTTTATAATAGGTATCCTTATATGAATCTTCAAGAATATTAGTTGTTACCTCAACATCAATAGCACCCAATTCTTTAGCCTGCGATACTAATTTCTTTTCTAATTCCTTGAGGACTGCCAAGCGTTGTTGCTTGGATATTTTCAAAGCATTGTCAACAGTATATTCCATATAAATTTTTGCTATATCTGTTCTAACATCGTCTAATGAACGCTTATAGGCTTGAAGAATTGGTTTCATACTTTTAATGGCTTGTTTTTCACCAGATGTTTTAATAGATAATATAGCTTTCTCTAATGCCTTTTTATTATCAGCCATTATACTGTAGCACCACCAATTTTATCAAGGTCTATATTATTATAATCCTGCTCTTTGCGAAACTTTTCTATCTCTGCATCTGGATTTTCCACCCATGAGAATAGAGATAATAAAGTATGTTGTGATACAATACCACTTAATTTACTCGCTGCATCAGCTAATGATGTAATATCGTTTGGAATATTTGGTGTAAATTTAATAACCACATCCTTATGAGAATATTGAATATTATTTTTAATAGCATATAAATTAAAGAACATTTGTAATCTTTGTCTTATTGTTGCTTCTAATTCTGCTTGAATTAAACCACATACACTTTCAAGCAAAAATAATCTTGAACGAATAGCAACGGAGCTTGTGTTAGATTGCATTTTCTCGTTACTATCAATTGTACTAACAGTTTTAAACATTTTTTCTTCTAATTCTTGAAGTAAGTTTTTCACAAAAGTATCATTTATTTGTTTAGTCAAATAGTCAATACTTGAATCAGTTCCAGATAAATGAATTATACCAGATGACTTCATTCTCTTGGCATCTTCCTCACTTAATTCAGCATTAACAACCTTCATAAAACATTGTCTAAAGTCACTAACTTCATTTACAAGGTCACTAAGCACATTATTAAATGAATCATTGAGGCTTTTAATATCCTCAATCAAACTTTTTTCTTCTGCATTTGCTCTACATATAACAATAGGAACTTTACCAAAAATATGTATATCCTTGCCTAAATACTCAATTGAACTATTTGACGTTACTTTATAATGCAATATTTCATTTTTAGTATATACATCTAAATATTGGGTTTTATCATCAAATTTAAGATAAAAAGTATGTAATGCCAAAACACTACTTTGTCCTATGCGTTCAGCTTCTAACACATAACAGTTTAATGGAGTTAGTGTTATACTTTGAAATTCAGCATCCTCATCTAAATACGCAAGTGAATAGGATTTTCCATAAATTTGAGCTTGTTTTAGAAGGTTCTGATTATTCAGCTTCTCCCATATGGCGATATTTTGGGCTATAACATTTATAATATCCGTATCACCTGAACGTGATATATAGTTTATTGGGTTAGTTGTGATATATGAAACACGTTCATCAATGAAGCGTTTACAAAAATTAACAACTACTTTCATATTTGAACGTGCATCTTGCATAGCATAACTATTCAAAATATCATGTTCACCTGAATAATATCTTTTTAGCATTGTATATTTATATTGGTTTGATTGTAATTCTTTCAAACAATTCAATATCAATTCTTCCGTTATTTGCATTTAATACCTTCTTTCTATCTACCTAAACCAGTTAGGAGTTATTTTAATTTTGTTACTCTTTTTATTTATATCTTCCAAAGCATAACGCAAGGCATCTATACCATGATTATACTTATCAATTGGCTTATTTATATAAATTCCATTTTTGTCTTTCTGCCATGTGTAATTTTGAAATTCTTCCGCTATATGGCTACAATCAGGATGAATGATAACCTCAAATTGCTGTATAAATTGGATACCATTTAATATAGAATCAGCACCTTTTCTGGCACTCTTAATTCTTATAATACCATTCCTATATAATTCATCAATGGACTTTGGCTCAGCTCCATCTGCAATAATAACCTCTTTACCAAATCCCATTTTAACAATTTTATCTGCAATTTGGTCATTAAGTAAACCCCGCTCTTGAAATTCATCGAATATATATAACTTTTTATCTACATTATCAACTAAGGCACATATAAAGGCGGTTGGATCGTTCGTGTAGCCCCAATCCAATCCAAATAATGCTTTAATATTCTTATTTTCTCTTATCAAATCATGATAATTAAAATTATGTACTTGCCACCTATTAAATACAAGTTTATCAAGTGTTGCAAACTCACCTAAAGCATAAATTTTATAATATGTTGGGTTAGTTTCTTTCATTTCTTCCAAAGCCTGAATATAATCAGATGGAAGGAATTTATTATCTTGATATGTTGTATGCAATACCATTGTAGTAGATAAATCAATATCTCTATTGTGCCAATACTCATATACCCAATTACTTTTGGATACAGGATTGTACATTAAATGTATTTGATTATATGGATTCTTTGAACGCAAACGTAAATTAAGCTGTGAGAAGTCCTCTAATGTAATATCTGTTGCTTCCTCAATAAGAATATCATCAATATTTGCAATAGATTTAATTTTCTCACTATCATCTAAACCTTTAAAAATGAACTCTGAACCATTGGGAAATGATATTGTTAATAATGTATCCCTAAATTCTACAGTATTATATAAATTCCAATCAGATAGAATACTTTTAAATAGTGCATATATTGAATCTCTCAATGTATTACCAATTTTACGAATAACCAAACATTTACGATTTGGATATTTTAAATATTTGTATATTAACTTTTGGACAACAAAGTGAGACTTTCCGCTGCCTCCTCCACCATAATAAATATTGAAACGCTTGTCATATTCTGTTAGATGGGGATAGTATATGTCATTGAATATTTTCTTGTTTATTTTAATGTTAATTCCTGTTGCTATTTTGTATCACCTACTTTCCTTTGGTGTTGGGAGTGAAAAAATATAATGTCGATACACCGACACCCAAATTCTACCAATTTAGAATACCGCCCTATCCACCCTATTTACACCAACAAAAAAGGGGCTGTATCACAATAGCCCAACAAAAAAAGCAGGATTTCTTGACCTAAAAGGTTGAGAAATAACTGCTTTTTTGGTATAATTTAAGTATGATTAAAAGCCTAAATATACAAAATGATTATACCACTTTTGGTCGTCATTATCAACTAAAACTTTCAACCGAAACAGATATTTTAATACCAAGTGATGATAACGTGAGATTGTTAGACGCAATATTGGAGGAATTAGACTATACAAGCTTGTATAGAGCGTACTCTCAAAAAGGGAGAAAACAAACAACCTCGCCAGTTACTTTGTTTAAAATATTGGTTTATGGTAATATGGACGGTAAATATTCAAGCAGAGAGCTTTCCCGTGCTTGCAAGCGTGACATCAATTATATGTGGATTTTAGGTGATGAAAAAGCACCAAACCATAATGAAATAGCAAGGTTTCGCAGTGGTAAGCTATCAATTGTTGCGGAAGCTTTGTTTTATCAGCTTGTTAAAAAGCTTAACGGTTTTGGTGAAATAAAGTATAAACATCTTTTTGTTGATGGCACTAAAATTGAGGCAAATGCCAATAAATACAGCTTTGTTTGGAAGAAAAGCACGAGTAAATATCAAGATAGATTAAATAACAATATTGAAAAGCTAATCGAGGAAATTAATAAATCGCACCATAAAAATTATACAATTGAAACACCACTTGACTGTATGTTAAACGACCTTAAAAATCAAGTAACAGAGACGTTTGTTCACGGTAGAGGCAAACGAAAAACGCAAGTTCAAAGGGATATTGAAAGACTTCAAGAATACATTTTAAAATCTGCAAAATATGAAAAATATCAAGAAACCTTTGGCGGAAGAAACAGCTTTTCAAAGACAGACCCTGATGCTACTTTTATGCATATGAAGGACGACCACATGAGAAATGCACAGCTAAAACCAGGGTACAATTTACAGCTTGCTGTGGAAGGCGAATACATAACAGGAATAGATGTTTCATCAGAGCGAAGCGACCAGTTAACAATAATACCATTGCTTGAAAAAATGGATAAAAATATTGGAGTGCAGTATCAAGATGTAACAGCAGATGCTGGATATGAAAGTGAGGAAAACTACACATATTTTGAAGAAAAAAAGCAAACCTGTTACATAAAACCACAAAATTATGAACGCTCAAAAACACGCAAATTCAAAAGCAATATGGCGTTGCGTGAAAATATGTCTTATGATAGCGAATTTGATGAGTACACCTGTCAAAACGGCAAAAAGCTAAAAGCTGTTTATGCTGGAAAACGCAAGTCAAAGTCAGGTTTTGAAAGTGAAATTACATATTATGAATGTGAAAATTGCGACAGTTGCCCATACAAAAAGAGTTGTACCAGAGCAAAAGGTAATCGTAAAATCAGTTTATCAAAGAAGTTTTTGGAGCAACGTCAAAAATCGCTTAAAAATATTAGCTCACCTATGGGAGTGCTACTTAGGACAAATCGCTCTATACAAGTTGAGGGAGCATTTGGTGTAATTAAGCAGGATTATGGTTTTAGGCAATTTTTATTGCGTGGTAATAAGAAGGTTATGACCGAAATTTTACTGCTTGCAATGGGCTACAATATTAACAAGCTCCACAACAAAATCCAGCAAAATCGTACTGGTTCACAGCTTCACGAAAAACTTGTGGCTTAAAATCAAGAAGAAATTGAAAAGTTATTCACAAGGGTTTCTTAAAAAAGCTAACCTTTAATTTGTTTTACCCAAAATCATGAAATTATTGTTGATTTCGAGTGGCTTTTAAGACACAAGGCTTGAAAGCAATACAAAAAAGGAGCTGTTCACAAATTTAATTGTGATACAGCCCCTAAATTATTACTATTAAATTTGTGCTATCAATCTATCAAAGTGTTGTCTTGATATGCCTAATATCTTTGATGCTTCAACCTTTTTAAGCTCACCAGATTGAACACGTTTATATACCTTGATAACTTCTTTATCTACTGTCTGTTTACGTCTGCCTAATTGCTTTCCCTGTGCTCTTGCAACATCTAAGCCTTGATTGATACGTTGAACTAATTTCTCTCGCTCCTGCTGTGCTAAATGGGCTTTTAACGTAATGAGTATATCTATAATCATCTTATAAATACTATCATCATTAACCTTATCCCATTCATTAAGCAAGGGAATATCTAATGCCACTATCTTAATGTTTTGGCTATTATAATATTGACACTCTGTTATTACTTGCTGTGCATTTCTGCCTAACCTATCAATATCAGATATAAGCAATACGTCTCCTGCCCTTAGCTTATCCCTTAATACATTATACTTAGGTCTATCAATATCCTTGCCTGAATATATTTCCTCAACTATCTCATCAATTATAAAATTGTTTGCCTTACTATACTCTTGAATAGCTAATACTTGTCTATCTGTCTTTTGTGTTTCCTTATTTGTTGATACTCTACAATATGCAAATATCATATATAATCACTACCTTTCAATTTATATACCCATTATACAACGTAACATTTAATATGTCAATACTTATGTTACATATTATATAATAAAAATAGTGATTATATGTATATTCTAATACTGTATTTACTGAATTATTTATGTTACACAATTCAAGTGATTATGTTACATACTAATTTAGCACATCATCATCCACTATATCAACAATAATTTCTCTTTCTGTTATCTCCAATTTAGTGGTATTCTTACCATCCATCTTTTCAATAAGGAACTGGTTAGCAGCTAAACAACTACGTTTATCCTCAAAGTTATTAGCCAATTTGTCAAGGTTTGATAAATATTTCTTATATCTGCCCTTAATATATCTCATTCCCTCGTCTTTTATTTCAATTCTACGCTTCTCTATCTCATCAATTATCTCACCACAAGCAAGCCAAGAGTAATATGTAGATGGCTTTATACCAATTTCCTTTTCAATTTCAGTTCTACCTACCCCAAGCACTATCATATTTATAAATCTTTCCACATTTTCAGGTGTTTTTATCATTGTTCCTGTTGCCATACTATCATACCTCCTTTATTATATTAGAATGTTAAACATTCCATTTCAGACTAATCATTTTTACATTACATTAACTACGCTCTAAACTTCTTAATATATATAAAAATAGAAGCATATTAAATAGCTTCTATAATTTTTAATTCACTTATTATTTGGTTTGAGATAGTAAAAGACACCCATCGTTAAATGAGTGTCTTCTGATTCTACCCATTTAAGGGCTAAAAATTTTTCTACCCACTTAAGGGCAATTTCTATTATTCTTCTCTTTGTATTATATTATACATTTTCTTTTTTGTCAACTATTTTATCAGTAAATTTTAGGAAATTCATTATTCTTTCTTCTACTTCATTCCTATCAGTTGAAATATCCCTATATCCCTTGTATTGTACAACACGCATTTTATCAATTACACGAATTTCATCAATCCGCAATCTACAAATATTACCAGCGGTTTCTTTTATATCAAAATAATAATCCTGCTCTTCTGTTGAAGAATTTTCTTTTAAAGATGTTGTGGGTATTATTAATAATTTAGTTCCACAATCTTTAACAACATAACACCAATGTCCATCAAACAATTCTTTAGGGTATCCTCTGCCTAACGATACATAAATTAATTGATGTTTTTTTGGGGTAGTCTTTAGGTTATAATATGTTTTATTAGGATCTTTATTATCTTGCTTTTGAACAAGATTACAATAAAAATAATTGAGTTGATCTAATTGATGATTCAATGCCGACAGCATTTGGTCGACATCGAATAAATTTGTTAGTTTTAAATCATCCATTTTTAAAGATATTTTCCACATCTCTTTATAAATATTTTCAATATTCTTTTCTTTTTTATCTGCCATACTGTCACATCCTAATATTCAATAAAAATATTATACACCAAAATGTGACATAATGCAACATAAACAACACCATATGTAATGAGGACAAAATGGCAGTAGATTATTATTAAACTATATTACACAGCTTGCTTATACCACATAACTTATCTTTAACGGTGAACAAAATGGCAATAAGTAACCAAAACACTATACTCTTTCGATATTCTTCCCAATAAGCCCCTTTGGACTTTGCTCAATATCAAACTTAACCACTTCACCAGCTTCCAAAGTAGCAAATTCATCAGCAACTTTCACTATATTACTATAATGAACGAAAAGATCTCCCTCATCACTTTCAATAAATCCAATTCCTTTTTTATCATTAAACCATTTTACTGTACCTTTAACTTTATTTGTCATATTATTCATTCTCCTTTAAATTTTTTAAATTATCTACTACCCTTAATTTTTCTATTATGACATCAAATGTCTTTGTATTTTGAATACCCAATCTTACTAACTCCTCACGTTTTATAGATAACAAATCACATATAAAATCACGCTCAAAATTACTCAAACCTTTATCATAATAATTAGGTAAATCCTTCAAAATCTTAACAAAAGCCTCATTAAATTCCTCTGTATCTTCAAAGAGAAATTCAGCCTTTTTGTTATGTGGATTTATTATTGTAGATAGTGGTTTAAAATTTTGACTAATTAAACGATTCAACACTCTACGACTTTTAACATTAACAGTAATAACCTCATCAGTATCATCAATTATAACTGCATTATTTTCTATAACAGGCTCTATAACTGTTTCAGATACAACAGGCTCTATAACTTCCTCTACAACAGTTTCTGTTACAGGCTCTATTATTGTATCAGCAAATTCTACAACAGGCTCAACAGTTTTAATAACCTCTTCCAATGGCTCAAGTGATTCTGCCAAACTGTCATTGATAACATTCATATGAACACCATATAAATCAACAATATCTTGTATTTCTGGTAAATTCTCAAAAAGGTAATCGTTCCCATTAACTTTAATTAACGAATCAAAATAACCCTTTTCTATGAGCTTATAACTCAATTTCTTATTCACAACTATGTATTCATTAACATTATTTTCCACTCTGTACACTCTCCAATCTCAACTTTTCTTTCTTCCGTATAATCTCCATATATGCCTTATGTGCCGCACCATTCTTATTAAACATATATATCATATTAGGAGCAGTAATTGCTGGAGGTGCTGGTGCAGTAATCGGTAGCAGGAAGAAAACTGACTCTATTACTTCTGAATTAATTACTCACGATAATCGGGAAACTTTTTTAAATTTCTTTGATGACAAGAACGTAAAACACTCATTGTTTTTTGATTTTGGTGATTATGTAATCTTTAATGAACTGATTCCAGAGAAGACATTTGAAATTGTTAATACTATTAAGACAAACACAATTCTTAATAAAGTTGTTAATAAAAGCAACGAGACAAGTATTCCAAACCAAATAAGAGAACTTGCAAAACTTAAGGATGAGGGCATTTTAACACAAGAAGAATTTGATAAGAAGAAAAAGGTATTATTGGAGAAAATGGGATAATATTATATGCAACTTAAACAGTAGCCAATGTGCTGCTGTTTTTTGTTATTTCAGCTCTTTTAAGCCAC